GTTGTTGAGCCAACTGTGCTTGGTAGGCAGCTTGACGTGCGGCTTCTTCGTAGGCGGCTTGTTGAGAAGCTTGAGCTTGAGCAGCCAACTGTGCTTGGTAGGCAGCTTCTTGTGCAGCCTGGTAGGCAGCTTGTTGTGCGGCAGCTTGTTGTGCGGCAGCTTGAGCTTGTATGGCAGCTTGTTGAGCGGCTGCTTGTGCCGCCTGTTGCGCTTGTTGTTGGGCTTGATATTGTTGTTGCGCTAGATACTGCGCATAGGCCTGCTGTTGTTGAGCTTGCTGTTGTTGGGCTTGATATTGCTGGTAAGCCTGCTGTTGAGCAAGCTGTTGCTGGTATTGATAATACGCCTGCTGTTGTGCTTGCTGTTGGTAATATTGTTGTTGTGCGATGTAAGCTGAGTAGTCCACGGTGGCTCCTGTTTACCATATTTACCAAATTCTGGTTGACAACTGTTGTGTTTATGCTACAATAAGTACACACTCAGGAGAACAGACATCCATGTCTTTATTACCAAAACCGGCCGCCAAGGTCAACTACCTTAACAATCGTGATATTTTAAAAGAAATTCATCACAGCAAAAACACTTACTGCTGGTACCGAGACAGAGATCTAGATCACCAGTTTGATTTGATTCTTCCCAGCATTGACAAAATCAACCAACGCACTGTGGTAGATGCACGTAAGAATCGTGCAGATCGTATCAAGCGTGAAACAGGCGTGGTTGTTGATCAAAAGAAAATTCCCAACACTGATCTAGTGTTTCGTATCACTTGTTGGGATCACATTCCCAAAGCACCCAAAAAGATCACCAAGGCCGAAGCTAAAAAACGCAAGTTGGAAGAAATTCTGGATCTTGACGATGTCACAGAAGATGATCCCTTGGCAGATTTAGTTGATGTGCCTGTGTTAGACATGAACTATGTGCGATTGAACTTTCCTCCGTTCGAACACTACAGATTAGACGAAGACAAAAATCCGTATCTTGTTGGCCGTAGCCATTGGAAAGGTGATTTAGAAACAGGTGAGTTCTCTCGTGAACACGGCAACATGACCAAGAAGTTGGCCATGATGTTTATGAAACTGTGTGAACGTTATGCCACACGGTCAAACTGGCGTGGTTATACCTACAACGAAGAAATGCGAGGCCAGGCCTTGCTACAACTCAGTCAAATTGGTCTACAGTTTGATGAATCAAAATCACAAAACCCCTTTGCCTATTACACGGCAGCTATCACCAATAGCTTTACTCGAATCCTAAACATCGAAAAGAAAAATCAAAACATTCGCGATGACATTTTGGAGATGAACGGATTGAATCCTTCATGGACCAGACAGAATTCTGGCAAGGCTGGTATGGCAGCCATGTCCGGACCGGTTGTAAGTAGTTTGGATGAATGACTACTGCTATTGCATTCAATGGTGGTGCATATGGAACATACTTAGAGTGGTGTTTAACTACTCTAAGTTCTACTGATAATATTGTTCCACCTTTTTCTAGTATTGGGAACAGCCATAATTTTAAAGGGAATCACCTAGCAGACATAGCCGGATGGAAATCGTTCAAGTTAGCTAACCGCACTTCTCAGTTTGTAAGACTGCATCCAAAAACTCTCCAAGACGAGTCTCTCAGTGCTAATATGAATTATCTTTGCAGTACCACCGAGTCAGTTGTGTATCTTTATCCAAACAAAGAATTACTTCTGTTATCGTTAAATAATTTTACCTATAAAATTTGGGAAGACTGGTGGGAACATAGTTTTAGTTCAGTGATAGATGTTGACAAAATTTACAACAATTGGCCAGTAAGTAAAGCTACTACAATTTCTAATATACCAAATTGGATCAAACGAGAATTCTTGAGTTTTTACCTGATGCCAGCGTGGTTTTCGCAAATTGAATGGAATCACTTAGATACATGGAATCATCCAAAATGCTGCATAGTAACTGTTGATCAACTACTACACGATTTTGAAAATACCATCTATCGCATAAGAAAACATTGCAACTTGCAGTTCAAAAGAGATGTAGTAGAACTGTTACCGTTTCATCAACAAAATCTAAAATTACAAAAATACATTGGACAAGATCAAATTTGCAATCAAATAATTGATGCCGTGGTTAATAACCAACCATTTGAATGGGAAGAGCTTACGCTAACTAGCGAGAGTTGGATGCAGTGGGAATTGAGAAACCGCGGTTTCGAAATACGCTGTGATGGGCTTGACATGTTCCCCACGAATAGTATACAATTACGAGAACTACTATACACTGTATGAATCTATTTAAAAAAGCAGCGCTCTTCACTGATATCCATTTTGGCTTAAAGTCAAACAGCACCTTACACAATGAGGACTGTTTGAACTTTGTCAAATGGGCGACCGCCAAAGCCCGGGCAGAAGGTTGCGAAACCTGCTTGTTTCTCGGCGATTGGCACAACAATCGATCAAGTCTAAACATTGTCACACTCAACTACAGTCTACAAGCTCTGGAGCATATGAATGCTAACTTTGAGCGTGTTTACTTTATTCCTGGCAATCACGACTTGTACTACAGGGACAAGCGTGACATACAAAGTGTGGAATGGGCAAGACATCTACCCAATGTCGAAATCTGTAACGATTGGTTCAGTAGCGGCGACGTGGTTATTGCTCCTTGGCTGTGTGGTGATGACCACAAGCGTATTCCCAAACTAAAAGGCAGGTACATGTTTGGGCACTTTGAATTGCCTGGTTATATGATGAATGCCATGGTAGAGATGCCGGATCATGGCGAGATTCGCAGAGAAGATTTCAACAACTTTGATCATGTGTTCACAGGACACTTTCACAAACGTCAAACCAAAAAGAACATTACCTATATTGGCAACTGTTTTCCGCACAACTATGCCGATGCAGGCGATGACGAGCGTGGATTAACTATACTAGAGTGGGGCAAAGAAGCAGTACACCATGCTTGGCCTGATCAGCCTAGATATCGTGTGCTAGGCCTGAGTTCTGTAATTGACAATGCTTCCACATTACTTGCTCCTGGCATGCATGTGCGTGTACAATTAGACATTGAGATTTCATACGAAGAAGCCAACTTCATCAAAGAAACATTTATTCGAGATTATCAACTGCGAGAAATGGCATTGATTCCCAACAAGGCAGCAGGAGTTGACACAGACATGGCACCTGGCGAAGTAAAGTTTGAGTCAGTTGATCAGATTGTTACAGACCAGATCACCAACATTGAATCAGAATTTTACGATAACAAACTGCTGTTGAAAATTTATCAAAATTTATGAAGTTATATTTCAACGGATGTAGCCACACGTACGGTGACGATCTAACCGATTTTAATAAAGCGTGGCCTGGTTTGATTGCGAAGCAGATAGGTTGTAATTTTGTCAATGACGCAGTAAGCGGTGGCACAAACGATCGAATTGTATATCGTACAATAAAAAATGCACAGAACTTTGACAAAGTTTATATAGCATGGACGTATACATCAAGATTTACTCGGTATCGTTCAGACAATAATCATGAAGTAAACTTTAATCCACAGTTGAAGAACACCATGTATGGTGCAGATCCTGAGTTCAGTGAGTACGGGTTGTGGCATTATCGAGTATGGCACAACGAACTATACAGTTTTAAACTTTGGCTACAGAACATTATCCTGTTGCAACGATATCTAGAAAGTATTAACAAACCTTATGTTATGGTTAATTCAACTGACAATTACCTCAATCGGTGGAATGTCGGTTGGCCTGTGTTTAATTCTAGTGTAAAATCATTGTTGTGCTTTGATTTGATGAATGACAGTCAGTTAGAGCAAGAACATGCAGAGATACAAACTCTATTGTCCCAAATAAACATCAATCACTATATTGGGTGGAACGATTGGTGGCTTACTCAGGCATGTACTACCTATCCTGTTGGTCCAACTGGTCATTTGTTGGAAGACGGGCATCAATATATTGCAGACTACATACTAACCAATGATTCACATTAAAAATCTCACTGTAAAAAACTTCATGAGTGTGGGCAATGCCACGCAAGGCATTGATTTTGACCGTAAGGATCTTACCTTGGTACTAGGTGAGAACTTGGATCTAGGTGGTGACGGTTCTAGAAACGGCACAGGCAAGACCACAATCATCAATGCGTTAAGTTATGCCCTGTACGGCCAGGCCTTGAGTAATATCCGCAAAGACAATCTAGTAAACAAGACCAACGGCAAGAACATGCTTGTGAGTTTGGACTTTGTTGTAAACGGTACTGAATACAAAATTGAACGCGGACGTAAACCCAACGTGCTACGATTTTATGTCAACAATCAAGCACAAGTGTCTACAGACGAAGCACAAGGCGACAGTCGCGAAACCCAGGATGCTATTGAACGTGTAATGAACATGAGTCACGACATGTTCAAACATGTGCTGGCACTGAACACGTATACTGAACCTTTCTTGAGTTTAAAAGCCAATGATCAACGCAACATCATTGAGCAGTTGTTGGGCATCACCTTGCTTTCAGAACGTGCAGATGCTATCAAGGAACTCAACCGGCAGACCAAAGACAGCATCTCACAAGAAGAATTTCGTATCCGTGCAGAACAAGAAGCCAACAAACGTATTGAAGAACAGATTGAAAGTTTGAAACGCAGGCAAGTGCTTTGGCAAAAGAAGTACGACAGTGATGTAGCGTACCTTGTGGCACAATATGATGATCTAGCCAAGATTGACATCGAAGTAGAACTGTTGGCTCACAAAGATCTAGCTGTGTGGACCACAAGGAAACAACAACAAGATGCGTATACAGCACTTGTGGGTCGACAAACTGCTTGGAAACAAAAACAAAACAAAGACATCAGCGAGTTGGAACTAACTTATACCAATCTCAGCCATATTGATATCACAGCAGAACTACAGGCACATGTGGACTTGGCCGCTTATACACAACGAGCCAAAGACATTGCTGACCTTGAGAAACTGATTGCTAGATGTGTTGCTGACGAAGCTCGAGAACAGAAAACGATTGATAAACTACGAGTTGAAATTGAAGAACTAAAGAATCACAAGTGTTATGCATGTGGTCAAGACTTTCATGACGATAATCACGAAACAGTATTGGCAACAAAAGAGAAAGCCCTACAAGAAGCCGCACTGCAGGCATTGAGTACCAATGGTCAGTGGATGGAAAATACAGATGCATTGACTGCATTAGGTGTGCTGGGTGCAAAACCCACTACTCACTACAAGACAGAAACAGAAGCCATTCGTCACTCAAGTGAACTAGAAAACATTCAGCACAAGATTGATGCCAAACGTGCAGAAACAGATCCTTATGATGAGCAACTAGCAGAACACACGCCTGTAGAAGTTGGCACACAGCCTGTCACATACTACGATACAGAAGCACAAGCAGTTGACCATCGCAGTCGTATGAACACCCTGCTGACACAGATTGCTACCAAGGGCGAAGAGAAGGATCCTTACACAGAGCAAATTGTCGAAATGCAACAACAGGCATTGCAGACTGTGAGTTATGATACACTCAATGATCTCACAAGACTGCAAGAGCATCAAGACTTCTTGCTTAAACTGTTGACAAGTAAAGATTCGTTTGTGCGTAAAAAGATTATTGATCAGAACTTGAGTTATTTGAACTCTCGACTCACCCACTACCTAGATCGTATTGGTTTGCCACACACTGTGAAGTTCCAGAACGATTTGAGTGTGATGATTGAAGAACTAGGTCGTGAACTTGACTTTGATAACTTGTCACGTGGTGAACGCAATCGATTGATCCTATCTATGTCATGGGCATTCCGTGATGTTTGGGAAAGTTTATATTCGCCAATCAACTTGTTGTTTATTGACGAGCTTATCGACAACGGGCTAGACACACAAGGTGTAGAAAATGCCTTGGCATTGTTAAAGAAAATGAGCAGAGAACGACATAAATCAATTTGGCTTGTGAGCCACCGTGATGAACTTGCAGGACGTGTGGAAAACATTCTAAAAGTTGTCAAAGAAAACGGCTTTACCAGCTACAACACAGACATAGAACTGGCATAAATTTTTAAAAATCAACTGTAAGGCATAACTATAGAGCAAGGATAAATCGCATACAACACATGACATGGCTATATCAAGATACCCCAATTGAGACGTTGCCCGAAGAGTGTGTTGGATTTGTTTACTTGATCACAAATAATCTCACTGGACGCAAGTACATAGGCAAAAAATTAGCAAAATTTAGCAAGACAACATACAAGACAGTTAAGCAAAAGAACGGCATCAAGAAGAAGAAAAAGATACGATCAAAGGTCGACTCAGACTGGAGAGAGTACTATGGGTCAAGCCCAGAATTAACTTCAGACGTAATCAAACTAGGCACCGAAAACTTCACCAGAGAAATACTTTTTTATTGCAACTCCAAATCGGAATGTAGTTACATCGAAGCAAGAGAGCAATTTTCAAGAAGAGTGTTGGAATCACGAGATTATTACAATGGCCACATACAAGTGCGTGTGCATGGCTCTCATATAATAGACAAACTGTAAGGCAACAATTACGACACTGTGTTGGGCGATGTGGCTCAACCCCATTGAGGATATGTGCAATACCATATTTGGACTTGGGCGTCAAAGGCAATTGCTAACTTAAGGCAACAAATGGTCGGGGCTATGTGAAAAAGATACAACCCCAGCTTATAGGACTTGGATCTATATCGGGTTACTAGGGTTCCGTTGATACGTGAAGCTTGAGTAGGGGGTACCGGTCAACCGCCTCCGTGTAGGAAACTACAATCTCATTATGATAGATGACTGCTATACTCAGATAATGGCGTTTTTTGTTCACCGTGCATACGGTGAACTATGACCACGTAATCTAGATAATAGCTTAAATCGCTTCGCTCAAGAGTTAAAAAAACATTGACGAGCAAAGCGAGTCAATAGAACTTCGTTAGAAGTTCTTGAATGTGTTAGACAAATGTATCTGGCCAATCACGAAATAATGCATGTTGTATTGTTCCCGACACAAATTGATTGAATGACTTGTGTTTGGCTTCTAGTTCTCCTTCGAGAGGAGCAACACGTTTAAATGCACTGTCCATTTGAGCCATGTCCTTGAACTCCATGAGTATCATCCATTCAGGCATGTCTGCGATTGATCTAAATCCCATCTTGCATCTAGTGATGCGATAGTCCTCCATCCGGCCTTCTGATTTCAAATGATCAAAAAAGCTCTTCATACCGTTGACCCAGTCTAAGTCTGAGATGTCGCCTTCTTTGTCTGCCCAAATTGTGTAAATGTCTGCCATGTTATAGTGGTCCTAGTATTTCAAAACCTTCAAGGTCCTGTTTGTACAAGTGCGCTTGATCCAAGTACAAGTACTCAAATCCACGCTCTCTGTAGATTGCACATTCTGTTTGTAAGCTCGTAATACCCAAACGTAGTCGAGGTTTACGATAGTTCCAAGCAAATTGTGCGGCTAATAAATTTTTGTCGTCATAACGTTTCATCATGGAGAACGCTACCAGTTCGCCTTGATCCCTGTAGCCAATAAGATCCATGCCTGGTTCTGTGAACTGGCTGTCAAACAAGGGCATCACACTGCCAAAGTGTTTGTAGATACAGTAGGTTCTGTAGATGTCTTGCAGTTCTGCAATGTTGGGTTCAGTGATGTAGAACCAATCTACCCGGGGTTGATAAGTTGTTTTTTCTAAATTGATTCTGGCAAACTGGTAAGTCACTTGCGAGGATCCTCTCTGTGTTGAAATAGTGCTGTGAGATAGTCTTCTGGCCAAGAATCATAAAATCCCTTGTGAGCCATCATGTGTGCTTTGGTGTTAAGATCGCTTAGACTTTGTACCAGTGCCAGAGCATATGTGCCTTGATTCATGCAGATACCATTTACAATTTCTTGGTCAGCAGGATGATCTTCTAAGGTCAGCAAGTCAGCAGCCAGCAAAAAATCTTGATTGGCATGATCTAAACTGGCAGCAAATAATTCATGTGGCCATTCCACAGGATCGTAAACATATATAACAACCTCTTTGTTGCCCATGCCGTGTCGGGCACGATTCTTGAGATCAAAATACGGATCACTACCAATGAACACATCGTAGCTGTTTTTGAGCCGCGAACTGCGAGCATAAGGACAAGGCGGAAAGCCGCCCAGCGCAGGATGTGGAACTTCTACAAAGTTCACAATCCACTGCTCAATATCTCGTTTGACTTGTTCAATGTCCATTAGAAGAATGGTAATTTGCTAGATTTAGTTGTGTCTAAGTTGTCTTTGATCAGTTCACTGACCATTTGCCGTTCTTGATGACTCATGTTCATGACATCATCATAACTGGCGCCGCCACGCATGTACCAAGACATTTTTAACCCTTGACGTTTTAAGTCATTGGCCTCCTGGTCCATTCTGTCAATCATAGCAGAAATCTGCTCAGCTGATGCGGTCAGGAGGCGGCTTCGAAAAAACTTGCTTGATCCAGATTCATTGATTGTTCGTATTCATTGCTACAATTGGTACACACAATTTTAACAGGTTTCAAATCACTGGCAACTCTGAGCTCAATCACACGATCACGTATTTTGCTGAACAAGTTGCGATCGCAGTTGTTTAAAAACTCTTGAATAAACTCGGGCTCTGTTACCAGGGCCTGCGGAGTTCTGATGCTGGCAATGCTGAATTTCATGGCATCTACTGTGAGCTCAGTGATGCGTTTTAGCGCGGCATTGAGTTTTTGTATTTTTTCATCATCGGGCAAGTCTGATCCTGGGATAGCTCGAATCATGCGCTGTTCCTCAAACTGCATTTGATTGGTGTTGTTTTGATTCTTGTAAGACACTGGCTGAAACGCAATTTCCAAATCACCGTGGGTGATAGTTTGAGTGTAGTCAGGTGACGAAATCTGGTCCAACATGTTGCGCAGATCAATTTCGTATTGCTCTTCAGTTTGACATTTTGGGCAAGTGGTACTGATGCCCATGTTATGCCCATAACTAGCAATACGAATAGCAATCAAAATAGCATTGACATCAAGCCCGGGTGCTGACCATGCATTTTTAATGTTGGGAATACAGCTTTGAATCACAGAAATCACAGCTTGCCCGTTAAACAAGGCATCGGGTGTGCGATAGGTAATTTCGTCTATGGCAGTCATGGGCAACACAGGCAGTTCGCGATTTTGTGTCATTGCAAGATCGCCTTCGGGCCAGAAATTACCATCGCTTGGCAGTCGTAGATAGATTGCTGGTTGTCTAAAAAAATGTCTCAGCGGGTTAGCAGTTTGGGTCATTTTGCACCTATAAATATACTTCTACTTATAGGTAATACACCATGGCCGACACAAATGCACAGATGGAAGAACTAGCTCGAATACTTGAACAAGTAAATTACGATATGGCTCAGTTTGGCAAACTGCAAAAACAAACTGCCGACGACATGCGTGATGCTGAATTTAAAGAGGCGACCAAATTCCTTGGTGGAGGTATCAACAATGCCACCAAAGGCATGGAAAAATTTGGCGATGCTGCCGGTTATGTGGCAGGCGCTGCAATGTCGGCAGGCAAAGCCATGCTGGAGGGTAAAAAAGGTGCGGCAGCGTTTAACGAAAGCATTGACGGCATGGCCCAGGCAGCAACAGCAGCCGCAGTAGCACTGGCCTTGATGAATCCGTTTGGCAAAGTAGTAGGTTTGCTAATTGCAGGAGTTACAGCCGCAGTTGGTGCTGTGGCTGCTTACACCAAAGCTGCCAACACCATGGCAGACCAGTTGTACAAAACATACTCGGGTCTTAGCAAAGCAGGTGCTGGTGCTAGTGACGGTATGACTGGTGTGTACAAAGGAGCCAAGAAGTTAGGTTTGTCAATGAACGAACTTGACGGATATGTATCATTGGTTGCAGCTAGTAGTAAAGATTTAGCTCTATTTTCTGGTTCAGTATTTGAAGGTCGACAAAGACTAGAAGACATAGGCGGAGCCCTTGAAGGCAGTAGAGAAGACTTCCTAAAAATGGGCATGAGCATGACTGACATGACCGAAGGCACGTTAGGATACTTAAAAATACAAACACGCTTGGGGCAAAGTCAAAACAAAACCACAGCAGAACTTGCCGAAGGTGCTAAAAAATATTTGGTTGAACAAGATGCCCTAAGCAAGCTAACTGGTCAGACACGCAAGGAAATGGAAGATCAGCGTGAGCGTGCTTTGCAAGGCGAGCAGTTTGCGGCCAAGATTCGTCAGTTGCAGTTAGAAGGCAACGATAAGGCAGCTCAAGAACTGCTAAAAATGAATTCAATCTACGAAGCAGCTGGACCTAAGATGGCAGCGGCTTTTCAAGCATCAGTTACAGGTAACCTAAGCAATGCTGATGCACAAGCAGCCAACTTGGCCAGTAATGGAGCCATGCTAGAGACCACACAAAAAGTTATTGCTGGTCAAATGAGTTATACTGATGCTGTGACCATAACTGGTACAGCCATGGGCAAGACAGCAGACTCAGTGGGTGTGGTACTGGGACAGTTCGGAGCATATAATGAGAGTTTTGGACCAATCAATGAGCAGTTGAAACTAGCACAGTTGGCTCAAGGTGATATCACAGCTAACATGGCCAAGATCAAAGAGGATCAGAAGAAGATATTAGAAGGTGGTGTTGATCCAATGCTGGCATCGCAAGCAGAGTTGATTAAAAAACAGATTGATGCCAACAAGGCCATGGATGACTTTATTGTCAAAGGCATTGGCCCAGCACAAGCGGCCATGAAGAAACTGGCCGACCTTACCATAGCAGGAGCAAACAAACTTAATGAACTAACTCCGGGCGGTAAGGCTATGACTGACAGCACCAAAGGCAACATTGCAGGCGCAGTTGCTGGTGGTGTTGTTGGTAATTATGCTGGCAAAAAAGCCGCTGGCTATGTCACTAGCAAAGTAGTAGGCAAGGCACTTGGCGGTGCCATTGGTGGTATAGCTGGATCAGTAGTACCAGGTGCTGGTACTATTTTAGGCGGAGTTGCCGGTGCGGTCATTGGTGATTATATTGGCGAATGGATGGGTAAGACCTTTTTTGGCGGCGAAGATGCCCCAGTAGCACCAGAACCAGAGGCTAGAGCAATAGGAGGCCCTGTTACCCCTGGTAAAACTTATAAAGTTGGAGAGAAAGGTGAAGAATTATTCACTCCTAACGTAGCCGGAAACATCATACCCAACAACAAACTTGCAGGAATGACCAGTGGAAGCAACATGGCCAATCCGGCAGCATCTGACAGTATAAAATCTTTAGTAGCATCGCTCACAGTAGTATCCAAGTCCATGACCACAGGGTCTAGAGAAATGGATGATGCATTTGATGAAATAGCCAAAGATTCAGTAAAACTAGAACGACTTACAGATGCAGACACAAAACGTGCTGAAAAATACAGTATAGCATACAAGAGTTATGTGGATCTCAAAACTCAGTTGATGGATCTAGAGACTCCAGATATCAAAGCACAGATTGATATTCTACAACAAAAAGCAGCAGCCGCTGGAGCATCTGCTACTGGTGGAGCACCTGGAGGCACAGGAATGAAAATGCCAGCCGCAGGAAACATGCCTGCCATGGGTGGCGGCCAAGGCGTTGCTGGCGGGGTAGCATCTCAGCAAGATCTAACCAAGATGGGACTCAAGCTCAAACAAGGTGATGTGCAGGCCGAAGGCAGTAAAATTGATCCCAAGATTATTGAACTAGCACAGCAAGTGCAGGCCAACATGCCTAACTTTGCTTACTTCTCTGGATTTAACGACAAGTTTCACCAGGAAAAATCTCCCAGTAGTAGCCATACCACAGGCCGTGCCATGGACTTTGCACTGTCAAAACAGCCCTCAGTAGAAGAAGGCAAAGAAATTACAAAATGGCTCAAAAGCATGGGTGCCAGCGTAGCCATTGATGAATACAACAACCCCAGTTCAAAAGCCACAGCAGGTCATATTCATGCACAGATTCCTGGCTATGCAGATGGCGGTCTTGCATCAACCCCACAGATTGCCATGGTGGCAGAAAAAGGTCCAGAGGCAATGATTCCTTTGGACAACGGGGCAATACCTATCAACTTAGAAATGCCAGACGTGAAAAAGATGTTTGAAGGTATGATGCAAAGCATGAAAGATGCACCTGAGCGTGAAGTTACTGCGGTAGCATCATCAGACAACAGAGCAATGACTGAACTGGTCAACGTCATGCGAGAGCAAACAGAACAGCTTATAAATGCAATGTCAGACATGATCAGAGAGCAAAAGAACTCGGTTAGTGTACAGGAAAGAATACTGCAAACTTCCATGTAATCACGGTAAATAACTTACTATGGCAGAAAAACAATCCCCCGGCTGGAAAAAATATTTCAAAGTGGCTGACACCACTGGTCAGTTAGGTCCAATTTCAGGACGCTACGCTGACGGCTTTCCGGGCTACGGCAAAAACAACGGCACCGATAACTACCCTGCAGACATGGTTTATCGTAACTATGCCAGCCGCCTGCCAGAAGTGTACTCGGGACATCCCAACCGTATTGAGCGTTATAATCAGTACGAAAACATGGACATGGACTCAGAAATCAATGCATGCTTGGACATCATTGCTGAGTTTAGTACGCAACTAAACGAACAAAACGGCACACCGTTTGAAGTAAAATATTCAGACACGCCTACTGATCACGAGATTGATATTATTCGCAAGCAGTTGCAACAGTGGGTCAAACTAAACAAACTGGATCAACGTATCTTCAAACTGTTCCGCAACACTGTGAAATACGGAGATCAAATCTTTGTGCGTGATCCAGAAACATTTGAAATGATGTGGGTGGACATGAGCAAGGTAGCTCGTGTGATTGTGAACGAATCAGAAGGCAAGCGTCCTGAACAGTATGTGATCCGTGACATCAACCCCAACTTTCAAAACATGACTGTGGCAGCCAAGACCACCACAGACTACATGACCAATCCTGTGACAGGCACAATCTCAGGTGCTGCCAACTACACCATGCCCAATGGCGGCACAGGTGGTGGTGTGGGCAACAGTCGTTTCATGCAGGCCATGAACGAAGTTTGCTTGGATGCCAAGCACGTGGTGCACATGAGCCTGAATGAAGGACTTGATGTGTTTTGGCCGTTTGGCAAAAGCATCTTGGAAAACATCTACAAAGTGTTCAAGCAGAAAGAACTGCTGGAAGACTCAATTCTTATCTATCGTGTGAGTCGTGCTCCTGAACGACGCATCTTCAAGATTGACGTGGGCAACATGCCCAGCCACTTGGCCATGCAGTTTGTGGAACGCATCAAGAACGAAATGCACCAGCGTAGAATTCCTACCACTACTGGTGGTGGACAGAACATGATGGATGCCAGTTACAATCCACTCAGCATCAACGAAGATTACTTCTTTCCACAAACAGCAGACGGTCGTGGTTCAAGCGTGGACACCTTGCCAGGCGGTCAAAACCTAGGCGAAATTGACGACTTAAAGTATTTTAACAACAAAATGGCTCGTGGTCTGCGTGTGCCGTCAAGCTATTTGCCCACTGGTCCAGACGACTCGGGCAAGACATTTGACGACGGAAAAGTAGGCACAGCCCTTATTCAAGAGTACAGATTCAATCAGTATTGCGAACGTTTACAGGCGTTAATATGCCAAAAATTAGACGACGAATTCAAGATGTTCATGAAATGGCGCGGGTTTAACATAGACTCTAGCCTGTTTAACATCAAGTTTAATGCACCTCAAAACTTTGCAAGTTACCGTCAGAGCGAACTGGATAACACACGTATTCAGGCATTTACCAGCATGGAACAACTGCCATACATGTCAAAACGCTTTATGCTAGAACGCTTCTTGGGATTGACTGAAGACGAAATCAAGAAGAACGAAGAAATGTGGCGTGAAGAACGTGATTCACCAGAGATGAAACCCACAACAGGACAAGATCTACGATCAGTAGGCATTACTCCTGGTGCGTTAGAAACAGACATTCAAACAGGCGAAGACATTGGCCAGATGACACCTGATGGCGGCATGGGCGGAATGCCTGGTGCTGTGCCTCCTGCTCCTGGCGGTATGCCTGGCGGCGCCGCACCTCCTCCAGTATAAATACGTCCATGTTACTAACAGAATTTTGGCATAAAGAACCTGAAGCATATCAGGATGTTGCACAAGACAACAGCCAGCCTCAAATTGGCGACCTGCGCAAAAGTCGCCTTACCTTGCGTCAGCTAAACAAACTGCGCAAGATGAATGATGTACGAGCCTATGAGTACAAAGAAAAACTCAAACTTGTTCGTCAACAATACTCACCCCCAGCCGCACCTCCAGTATAAACGGCATTTATTGTCGTTTTGACCCCATAAACCACCTATATTTCATCTAGTGTGTAAATAACAACACACTTTACCTATAGGAGTTTTTCATATGAACCGTTTTGAACAATTGATTGAATATGTGATCAATGATGACGAGCAAAAAGCTCGCGAACTATTCCACGACATCGTTGTGGAAAAAAGCCGCCAGATCTACGAAGACATCATGGCTGAAGAAGCCGAAGAAATCGAAGAAGGCGCAGACGAAGAATTAGACGAGATGGACATGGGCGGTGACGCCAGTAATGATCTAATCGACGACGTGGAAATGGAAGAAGAATCTGACATGAACATGGAAGCCGAAGGCGACGATGCGGAGTTTGACGACGAAGCAGAAGAAGACGGCGAAGATCTTACCAAAGACATGGAAATGGACAATGATGAGTTCGGCGGCGACAGCGATGAGCCAGCTACCAAAGACGACATCATGAATTTAGAAGACAAGCTGGACCAGTTGATGGCAGAATTTGAAGACCTAATGGGTGGCGACAACGACATGGGCGACGGCGACGGTTTTGGACCTGACGAAGGCGGTGACGCTATTGAAATGGACGACACTGACGAAATGGAACCAGGCATGATGGAATCTTTGGATCTCAAAGCAGCCCCAAAGCCAGTGACTAGTGAAGAAGGTGGTGTGAACAAAAAGTCCACAGTGGCTGCAAACGCAGGCGCACGTGGCGCAATGGCCAAGCCAGTACACACCGGTGCTGACATGGGCGGACACCACGATGCAAGCCCATACAAGAACACAGTGAAAGAACTTGGTGCACCTAGCACACAGGAAGCTGGCAAGAAAGCATTTAAAACTGCTGCTCCAAAGCCAGTAACTGGTCAAGCTAGCGGTGTTAACACCCGTAGCATTACCCCAGGCGGACGCGGTTAATTAATGAAAACTCTAAGAGAACAACTTACCTTTAATCAGGCCAACATTCAGGTTCTTGAAGAATCTGATGGCCATGGTAAGAATCTCTACCTCAAAGGCATCTGCATCGAAGGCAACAAGCGCAATGCCAATGAGAGAATTTATCCTCTACATGAAATATCCAAGGCAGTTAACACAATCAATCAGCAGATTAGAGAAGGTAACTCAGTACTAGGCGAAGTAGACCATCCTGATGATCTGAAGATCAACCTGGATCGTGTTTGCCACAGCGTGGAAAACATGTGGATGGAAGGCGATGCTGGATGTGGCAAGTTGAAAATTTTACCAACTCCCATGGGCGAGTTGATAAAAACTTTGCTGACATCTGGTGTCAAACTTGGAGTTTCCAGTCGTGGCAGCGGCAACGTTGACGACAGAACAGGACATGTGAGTGACTTTGAAATAGTCACAATCGATGTGGTTGCCCAACCCAGTGCGCCCAATGCGTATCCCAAAGCAATTTATGAAAGCATGATGAACATGAAATATGGTCATAGACTGCTGGAGATTGCTAAAGAAGCTGGTCAAGACAACAAAGTGCAAAAGTATCTCAAGGGTGAAGTTGTAAAACTCATTCGAGAACTTAAAATCTAAGGAGAATCTACTAATGTTAGATGCAATCAAACCATTGCTAGATAGCAACTTGATCACCGAGGAAACTCGCCAGGAGATCAACGAAGCTTGGGAAGCCAAGCTAAGTGAAGCTCGTGAACAAGCTCGCACCGAACTTCGTGAAGAGTTCGCGCAACGCTACGAGCACGACAAGACAGTCATGGTAGAAGCCCTAGATAGAATGGTAACAGAAGGTCTCACCGCAGAGATTCAACAAGTGGCAGCTGAAAAGCGTCAGTTGGCAGAAGATCGCGTGCAGTTTCAACGCAAGATGGGCGAAAGCGCCACAAAGTTCAACAGCTTTATGGTAACAAAACTTGCAGAAGAAATTGGCGAATTGCGCAAAGACCGACAAATGCACAGCGAAGGACTTGAAAAACTTGAGTCGTTCATGGTGCATGCTCTAGCTCGTGAAATTCAAGAATTTGCCGCAGACAAGCGTGATGTAGTGGAAACAAAAGTCCGCTTGGTCCGTGAAGCTCGTAGCAAACTTGAAACTCTCAAGTCACGTTTCGTCAAGGAAAGTGCTGAGAAAATGAGCCGTGCTGTTAGCAGTCATCTAAAGGCTGAACTAAACCAATTACAAGAAGACATCAAAATTGCTCGTGAGAACAGTTTTGGTCGTCGTATCTTTGAAGCATACGCAGCAGAATTTGGCGCTACTCATCTCAATGAGAAAGCTGAAGTTCGTACACTGCATGCATTGCTGATTCAAAAGGATCAGCAACTGGCGGAAGCCATTAAACTCACCGAGAAGGCTAAGGTCGTCGTTGAGTCCAAAGAACGCGAAATACGTATGATTCGTGAATCCAATGAGCATCAAAGCACAATGGAAATGTTGCTGGCTCCTTTGAACAAGGAAAAAGCAGATGTAATGCGTAATTTGCTCGAAAGCGTACAAACAGCTCGTCTGAAAAACGCATTCGAAAAGTATCTACCAGCAGTGTTGGAAGACCGCAATGTGAAAGCTTCTAAAGTGATCACAGAATCGGTTACCGCAGTTACCGGTGATAAGACTGTTCCTAACCGTGATGTCGAACAGGAAGACCGCAGCAATGTGATCGACCTCAAGCGTTTGGCTGGACTGTAATTTAAACTATAGGAGACTTAAATGTCAGAACAACTATTAGAAAGCCGCTGGGGCGAGACCAAAGAAGCATTGCTTGAAGGTCTAAACGGTACCAAGCGCAATAGCATGGGTGTTATCCTCGAAAACACTCGCAAGTACTTGAAGGAAAACGCTTCCGCAGGTTCCACCGCTGCTGGTAACATTGCCACACTTAACCGTGTGATTCTGCCTGTTATCCGTCGTGTAATGCCAACAGTTATCGCTAACGAGTTGGTAGGCGTTCAGCCAATGACTGGTCCAGTTGGTCAAATCCACACTCTGCGTGTTCGCTACGCACAGAGCTTGACTGACACTTCTGCTGCTGCAACTAGCGTTACAGCTGGCCAAGAAGCATTGAGCCCATTCACTATTGCTACTG